CAGTCCTCAAAGGAGTATGAACAAGAGAAACAAGTTCATATAGTACATCTTTTCCAATGTAATCTACTACATCTACTGGAAGAACATACTCACCAACAGTAGCAGAAATATCTTCAGTGTCTAGGCTGCCCCGGCCAATTCGTAGTTTCCTTCTTCCAACAGATCCACCATCAGCAAAGCCATCACCTCCTGCATCGCCTGCATCACCACTGTCACCACCAGCATCAGGAGCAGTACCTTCACCAGCGTCAGTAGCAGCACCAGAATCTCCAACGCCACCAACATCACCTTCTCCAACTCCAACAGCAGTACCTTCCACTCCAGATTCAATAGAAGCCACAGTAGCATCAATAGCTTCGGCAGGAGAAATGCCAGGATTAGCATCTACTACTGCTTCAGTATCAAAACTAGTACTTACCTCACCTACAGGTGCAGGAGTAGGAGCTTCTTCACCAACGGTTACAGTGCCAAAAGGATCAGATACAGTCTCTGGAGCAAAAGGATCTTCCATAGTTACTTCTGGAGGAAAGTTGCCTTCATTTTCTTCAGCAAATTCAGGATTATTAACTTGTTCATTAATAGCATTTACAACCATTGAAACCATGATTCCAATGGGATTAGCATTAACAGCGTTGGCTACAAGTCCTGCTACTTGTCCAACACTAAGACCAGTTCCACCAACTCCACCAATACCAATTCCTGCAGTAGGTGCAGTTCCAGGACTTGGAGCAGATCCTTCTACTGGCCCAGTATCAGGAATTACTCCAGGTTTTCTTTTAAGTCCAGGAACTACTGGAGTTGTAGTTGGTTGAACAGGCATTGTAGGCATTGGAACAGCAGGAGTTTGAAAAATCGGAGGTGCATAGTTAAGCGCAGGCTGTCCTTGAGGACGCACAATAGGTCCAAAGTCTGGAATATTGCGAATCTGTGGACGCACTGTTCCACCATCAGCAAAGAAACTTCCAAAGAAATTTGAAACAGTATCAAAAATACCACCACCTGTATCTGGCAAGTCTAAATAACTAGCAGCAATATCTGCAGGACTTCCATAATCAGTTGGTGAACTGAAGTCAAAAAATCCTCCAAGATCAGCGAAATCTCCAGCACCGCCTCCACTGAAGTCTCCAGCGCCACTAGCTATATCACTGACAGCATTAACAATAGCACTAGGGCCACTGTTACTAAGACCTAAATCAATAGCATTAGCAGCATAAGGCGCAGGCAAATAAGTTGGAGACAAATCAATACCAGGAAGATCAAAGTTACCTGAGCCAACTGATGGAGCTACTGAAGGGAAGAGAGTTACAGGGGCCGGGGGCGACGTAGCTTCTCCACCCATTCCAAAAAGATCCTTGAATGCGTCACTCTTACCAAGTTTGTTAAGAAGTGTTCCACCAAGAGTAATAGCTCCACCATACTTAGCAAGATCGCCACCACTTACATTAGGTGTTGCAGACTGCGTTTGATTAGTTTGTTGCTGTTGATTCTGTGTCTGCGTCTGCTGCTGAGTCTTAGTAGCTTCAGCAATTTTACCAGCAGTTTGAGAAGCATTTGCTTGGTTCTGGACTACTGCTGTACCGAGAGCTTTAGCTAGATCGCTATTAAGCATTGCCAGCGACTGCGCCAGCATTTGGTTATTTGCGACTCTACTTCCGGTAGCATTTGCGAACTGTGCAGTAAGCCCTGGAACTTGCATTGCTCCTTGATTAAAGAGATCAGCAACCAATGCTTGCAATGCTTCAGGACTAGATTGCTGTGCAAAAATTTGAAGCAGAGGATCAATATTTCCACCAGTAACAAGACTAGTACCTGTAGTACCAGTTGTACCCGTAGTAGCTCCAGTGGTAGTTTTAGTACCACCAAGATACGGAATCAACTGCAACAGTGCAGTCAATGGACTGGCGTAATCAATGGTACTTTTAGTAGCTGGAGTAGTAGAAATTGTAGCCATAGCTATTTCCTCATAGCGTCAAAGAGCGCGTTGTTCTTTGCTGCACTTCCAGCACTACTACCAAAGTAGTATTGAATAATGCCAAGTTGAGCAGCAGATAAAATTCCCATTAAGGCCATTACAATGTCATTATTCGCAGGCTCAATTGTACCAGCGAAAGCGTACCCAACAATGCAAAAATAACCAAAAGTATAGATCCAAGCAAGAATAGAAGTAGTTTTATCGCCAGTTTTAATCTCTCGCTCTCTGGCGCTTTCTCTATCTCTAACAGCAAGTTCTTCAATATCATAAACTTCCTTAAACCCAAGTTCTTTCATCTTGAGTTGAAATTCTTGATCTGCATTCTTAGCTTTGAGCAGATCGTCAGGAGTTGCGCCAGCAATAAACTTATTGATGGAATCAACAGTTCCTTCTTCCAGCCCTAATTTCTCCTTAGCAAATTCTAAGGCTGTATCTTTCAAGGGGCCAGCAACTGCCGCAGCAAGCCACGGCAGGAGCGTCTTAGCAGCGATTCCAAGAATAAGAGGAATTGGCATCACTTCACCCCATTGTGCTCGAAAGAAAAATGATTACCGTCATCAAAATGACCACCCCAACGACAGTTAGAGTCAAGGCTCTCCCAGTATTCTCCGAGGGGTCGAAAAGCTTCAGAACTTTGTTGCCAAATCCCTTGAACGAAAAGATTGAAGTCACACGCGAGCCGATACTTGTGAACGCTGCTCGGATGGCTGTAACCTTTCTTTTCACCAATTGCACCGTGGACTCGCGGATCGCGGTAAGCATCGCCGAAAGTGAGTTCATAGCCATTAGCATAACTCCATTCAATAAGTTTACCAATTAGGTAAACAAACTTCTTTTGCTTCTCAAGGAGTGTCATCGTTTCACCAAAGTAAAAACTATATCGGGAGTCGCTTCTTTCCAGAATGTAACAGCGTGCTGTTGATATTCTAAATTCCGAGTAGCAATTAATGGATGTAAATTAAAACTACCAGTAACTGCAAAATCGCATTTATAGAAATCATTGTGAGGAGCATTGACTTTACGCCACTCTGCATCTAAATAGTAAAACCAAAACTCTGAAACTGGAGGCCACTTATGAGTAAGATCCCCGTAGGCGCGGCAAGATGACCAGTGGGGAGTAACACAAAAACAAGAACCACCAGGAACAAGGACTCTATGAAGTTCATTAACAAAGTGTACTCGTTCCAGTGCTTCAAGATGTTCAATAAAGTGAGAACAATGTGCTTCTGATACAGTAGAATCTTTCCAAGGCCAAGGTTTCCGAAGATCAACTACATGAGTTACTCCTGGGAAGTTTCGCTCATCTACTCCTTCAAATCCAGTCCTTGGATTAGGACCGCAACCAAGATCAAGTCTAAGAAGAGGTTCTGGAGTTTCTTCGAGTAAAGAAAGTTGTTGGCTCATATCCTCACCACATTGTATCAGGTGGACCGTAGTCACCTTTAAGATCGTAGTGGCCCACTCGAATACTACAATCTACTGCACAACGATACCCATGTTGCTGAGCATCAGACCAAAAATAAAGATCCTGAGTAGATAAACCATTTTGTTTCTGAGTTACAAACCAGGGGCGCCGGAGCCTAGAATCTTTGAACATCGAAATGCGCCACAAGTTAAATCCCATGCCAGTACCGTAGCACTCAACAAGTCCATTAGTAGGAACTTGTGGTCTAAAATTGATGATTGGATCTTTCTTGTCACCCCAAATTTGAGCAACTCCTCCAAAACCTTTAGTAAAGTAAAGCCCACCAATACAAGAAAATTCTGGGTGTGCTTCCATTTGCTCCAACAAACGAAGAACTCCATCACTTGGTGGAGCATTATCATGTTCAAGAGTCAAGATGTATTCCCAATCTTGAAAGTCAGGATGTGTAATAATCTGCTCAATAGCACTACTATAAGCATCTCCAACTTCCATGCCCTGCGCCAGCATTCGTATAACTCCATTATTTGGAGCAAATGCAAGATTGACGTGGGACAAATAGACTTTAGAAGGAATTGCGTCATCAGCTGGAATGATTACAATGATGCGTTGTTTCTTCCAACTTCCACCTTTAATCAACCGGGCGCGTGTCTCAGGAAGATTCTTTCCATGAGCACCTTCAAAATCTTGAACAATAAGTTGTGGCTTCACAGTACAATCCTTATTAGTACGTGGAGCTATGGAATCGAACAATAGCCATACGTTTAGCTAATGAGTTTGTACCATCAATTTGACTGAATGCAATTGAAGCTGGCAATGAAGTAACTGTAGTTGAATAAAATCCCTGGCCCAATTTAGGTTGCTGGCTACGGTTACTTGCAGTTCCAAAGAGACCAGTAAAGTTACTGGCAAGATTGCTGACGAGGTTGTTTGAGTAGCTACCGTTTGCACCTGCAAATGTAGTTGATGACAGGAAAGCAATCCAGTATTTATCAGCAGATATACTTTGAGCAGGAACAGTAAATACTGCGAGTCGGTTGCCAGAATACCATGAGTAGCTTCCCGCAGTACCGGAATGCGTCAGAGCTGTTGACATTCCCCATGAAGTAAGTTGACTTAGTGACGCACCATTTCTTGTATAAAGTCCAATACTGAATCTAAGAGTATGCGATCCAGAACTATTTGACGAATTAGTGTTCTGAATCATTAATCCAAGACGGTCAAATGAAAAAGTTGGAAAAATTTGAGGATCTAGTATCAATGAGCCTTGTCCAATTTGTCCAACAACTTGCACTAAATCATCATAAGGATGATAGCCTTCTGCGGTAAAACCACCACCACCGCCAGGAGCAGCTGCACTAACAGAAATTACAGAACCATCTTGAGAAAGTGTGATATTTGGACCACCAGCAAGTATCGCAGTTCCACTAGTAATATTGCTATACCCTGCGCCGCCACTGGTGGAGTTTCCACTAATACTCAAGGCAATACCACCGCCAGCGCCAGGAGCTGCCGCACTTAAGGAGAGAGTAAAACCAGCAGAGTTGCTTGCAGTAGTTCCAGAAAGATTTGTCAAGTTCAACTGCGGATTACCGTGGCTGTGATCGCTAAGAGCCGCAGTAGTAAGTCCATTGTGAGAAGCAGTAATTCTGGAGCTACCACTCATACCAAATGTAATTCCATTGGAATTGGAAAATACCATAGTTCCAGTGGAAACAGATTGGGTTCCAGCAGAAATACCAAAAGGAGTTTCAGCAGGGAAAGAAGCAGAAGCAGTAATTCTACTACTTCCACTCATTCCAAAAGTTACGTTGTTACTGTTGGAAAAAACAAGAGTACCTGTAGAAACACTTTGAGTTCCAGCAGAAAGTCCAAAGGGTGTTTCTGTAGGAACAGTATAACTACCAGTAAGGGTTTGTCCATTGATTCCAAAAGCCAAACCGTTACTGTTGGAGAAAACTATTTCACCAAGAGTGCCTCTCGTAGTTCCAGCACTGATACTCCCAGTGTTGCCGGCGCCTCCCGCAGCAGCAGATAGAGAAAGAGTGAAACCACCTGAGTTACTAGCAGTAGTTCCAGATAGGTTAGTAAGATTAAGTTGAGGATTGCCATGAGAGTGGTTACTGAGTGCAGCAGTGGTAAGACCATTGTGTGAAGCAGTGACAGTACTAGCATTACCTCCAAAAGTAATACCATTTGCGTTACCAAAACTAATATTTCCAATTGACCCTTGAATTGACACCATATTTTGGGTCTGTACTGTTTGGCTAGTAAGACCATTGTGGCTAGCTGTGACTGTATTTCCATCAACTCCAAAACTTACTCCATTACTGTTGGAAAATACAGCACCGCCAGAAGTCATCTGGGTAGTGCCTGCACTTACTGCTTGAATACCAAACTCTCCACGAGCACCAGTATTCAATACTAGGAGCTTACCTTGAACAGCATGACTATTGATGACAATTGCTAAGCGTTGCCGCAAACTAGGATAAGTAGGTTCAGTTACAGTTAAATCTCCTGCAACTGAATCAGATACCCAAAGTCTATCACCTTCAGTAAAGGCTGAAGTATCAAGTTGGTCAGCAACTCCTCCAATCATCACTCTACCAAAACCATTATTTGCAATGGCATCAACAGTAATACCAATTGCTGGCATTGTAGTAGTGCTGTCTGCTTGAGCAGGAGAAATATTAGGAGTCTGTCCAGTAGATCCAGTTACATAAACTGCTTTACCTGCAGAAATTGGACTACCAGAAGTATTTCGTGCTATGATAAATTGGTCTTGAGCATGAGTAATTTCACTGCCGTCAGGAGTTATCATTCCAAGACGTGTTTTACCCTGCTCATTGAAACCATAGAAAACTAAACGACCTGCACTAGCAGCAGGAACACCAGCAGTTCCAAGAGAGAATGCAAAGTTTCCAAAATCTTGAGCAGCAGCAGGAATGATATTTCCAGAATGATAGCCACTATCGTGGGTACTCATTCCACCACCACCACCAGCGGCGCTTCCAGTAATAGTTCCAGCATCAAGACCAAAAGTGACAGTAGGACTATCTGCAAAAGTGAGAGCACTAAGTAGCTGACTTAAAGTGCCAGCAGATACCTTAATGTTGGTGAGTCCGCCGCCCCCAACACTTGGAACTTTCTTCAATCCACCAGTATCATATACTTGTGACATTATGCTTCCTCTACTCCAAGAACCATATAGTCTACAGCTGCGGCAGTTCCAGTTTTAGCCAAGATTGCATCACCTGCAGAAAGTTCTAAGGTACCACCTTCTTCAAGGTAGTCTGCTGCTTCATCTTGATCTAATTGAAATTGTGCTTGTTTTCTAGCAGTTCCACCACTACGTTTAATCCAAATCTCTACAAGCTGAGTAACTGCATTAGTATTGAAAAATCGAATCTGTTTTACAAAGGCAATAGTAGCAGCTGGCACAGTGTAAATTGCTGTCTGTGCTATTGCGACTTGGCCATCAGCTAATGATTTACCAGTGTAAGTAGGCATTAAATCCTGCTTTGTCCAAGTTCCATTGGATAACCACCGCCACCTTCACCTTCTTCACCAGCACCTCCTGCTACTACTTCTCCGGCGGGGCCAAAAACTGCTTGCCAAAAAGCTTCAGAAAACCAATTGGAATTCATCAAATCTTCAGCAGTTCCTTCACCTAACTCACCAGCATCTTCTTCAGGAGATTCTGTATCGCCTCCTGGAAAAATAACTACGATGGTGGCATCACCACTAACTGCGGAGAGAATATCTTCGATATCCATTAGTGTTGTATCCATGCCATGTTAAGATTCATAAAAAGTCTGTTGGATGCCATTGCCCAACCGACCACCTGTTCTATATTACCAGCAGCTACTGGTGCAGTATTACTAACGAGACCATCAGTAGTAGAAAGAAAATAACGAGTTCCTGCAACCATTCCACTAATTCCAGTTACAAGACCAATACCAATACCAACTTCACAGTAAGCACCAATAGCTGAAATATGATTACTACTAATTACAATTCCACAAGCAGGTTTAGTATTATTTGTTGCATTAGCTTTTCTAACTTTAAGAGTTCCTGCATCAAGAATTGGAGAAACTACTTGTCCAAAAGTTAATGCCTCATACTGAATTACATACCATCTTTGCATTCCACCAACAAGAATAGTGTCATCAATAGTTACTTGATTCCATACACTAGTATCTTGTTGATCTACGCCAGCATAAGTAGAGAGTTGGCGAGCAAGATTTTGAATAGCAGTATAAATATTAAAGAACTGTGAAAATAGTTCTTTTGGTACTCCTTCTGGAAACTGAGGAAGTCCAGTTTGTATTTTTGAACCAACGGTCATCTGTTACCGTGAGTCGTCAATGTAGGCATTACTGCATTCAATTCAAAAGTACCTGTAATTAAAAAGCTGATACTTTTACCTGTGCGGGGCGCCCCAACAATTCCATTAGGGAGAGGCGCACCAAACTTCTGGTAAATAGAGTCGTCAACCAATAATTGAAGTTGTGCAGGATCTGCTAATGTTTTACCATTGTAGCTTAAAAGCATATAAACATTAGGAGGGTAAGCTTGGATTAAGTTCTCTACTTCCAAGGTTTGAAAAGTAACAGTACGCTGGCGCACTAATTGAAATTTTCCTAAGTAAAGAACGCCTACCTGTTCAGCAATTCTATAGTCCATAACCAAAAGAAGGATTGTTCCATCTTGTTGGATAAATGCTATAGATTGTTTTGGAGGTGTATCTGTTACTTGGCCAATCAAATTAGGATAAGGATATTGGAAAGCATCAACATGATTAATTTGTAGCTTTCCCCAACGTCCAAGATCGAAATCATAGACAATAGCATGAGTATATGGAGTAGCTGTTTTTCCATAACTAATGACTAGAAATCGACCACTGATATAAGAAAGTTTGACAAGAAGATTAGCAAACAAGCGTTCAGTGGTGAGTGTCAAAGTCGGGAGATCAAATGTTTCTAGGATGCGCCCAGCAAGGAAATCTGTGACCTCTGCGTCAGTGACGTGCTCAGCGACTGTGGTACTAACCTTCTGAAGTCCATTCGTCGTCCAAGCATAATGATATCCAGCTGAAGCTTCAATACTTACTTGCTCAGGACTTTGAACGCCACCAGCATTAGAGATTTCACGAAAAACAAATGGTGCTCGGCTGTTGTTAGTATAGAGAGCTACAACAGCATTCTTAGTTGTATATACAACAAAGCCCCCTGCTATGGGGACAATGGCGCGTATCGTACCTTTTACATCTTGAGGAATAGAGCTTCCAGAACCTGTAAGAATACTTGGAGTAAAATCTGTTGGATCAATCAAACTACTCCAATAAATAGTAATGCCACTCCAAGCAATAAGATAGTTTTGGCTGGCACTAATACCATCAATGTCACTGGCAGTAAGTCCAGTAATTGCTACTGGAAGAAAGGTGTTTGCACCTTCATCATATTCAAAAACATCGTAGCCTTCATAGCAAACAAAAGTACGTCCATTAACATAACCCCGAGTTACAAGATCACCAGTCCAGCCACCAAAAGGATTAGTTGAAACCCATTCACCTACATCTTGACGATAAATATAATTTTTTCCTCTGGCGGGTGAAAGGAGAAAATTATTTTCATCGAAGTCTCTCAAAGTAATTACTTGGTCAAAATCTGACGTACCAACAAGAGCTGGAACTTGTTGAGCATAACCTACAGAACGCAAGCCATCTGCGGTAGGAAGAACATTTTGGCAATAGAAAAACTTAGCGATCTCGTAATTAGCAGATTCGCTTTCACCGGAAACATTCTTTGGGAGGCGCGGGGGAGCATCAAGTCCGGGGATGATAACAGTACGCTGTAAGAAGTCAGAAACAAATGGAAACTTTGCGGCTCCCAGCGCAACAGTAAAAGTTTGAAAAGTCATTTAGTTTCGGTCTCTGAAGATTTTTCCCAGTCAGGAAGTTTACTAGTTCTATTGCAAAAACTACTTGGATCTCTAAATTCTTCTTTTCGTTGAACGTCTTGAGTAGAAAGAATACAGGCGGTTAACCGTTGTTGAACAGTTAATTCTTTCATTGCAGTAAGTAGTTTTTTAGCACTTCTAGCATTAGCTTGTGCATAACCATCAGCATTTTTAGAGTGTTCGTAGAGAATAACACCTCCATAAATTACAGTACCTAAAAGAATAACAGTAATAACTTCTGCTGCTCTCTTAGCAGGAAAAATACTAGTCAAGAATGGAAACTTGAGTGTTACTTTATCGTCATCATCTTTGTTCACGGCAGTGAATCCCAAGCAGATTTAAATGCTGCTTTAGCTTGTGCTGGAGTTTTTCCACTCATGATAGCAGCAGCAAGTACCGCAGACTTGATTAGTTTATCAAGGTTATCAACATCGGAAAGATCAATAGGTGGGGGCGGCGGATCTGCTGGGTCTGGTGTATTTCCTTCAGCTAGCCACTTTTGGTACTTTACATAATCTTGATTACGAGAATCAAGTGGAATATAAGCACCATCAGTAAGGCGTTTGATAGCTAAAAGAATACCTGTATTCAAGTCATCTAATCGTTTATACATTGAATTTCCTTTAAAGTTCTGAGGTTGCAGACCACAAAGTAATTACATATCCCCCAGAGCCTGTGGGAAGAAAATAATATCCAAAACCAGCTGTTGGATCTAATGTGCCTGGCGGGTAGTAGACAAGACCACTAGCAGTATAGTATGATGTTGAATTAAATGCAACAGTAGGTGAAGCGCGCTTGGCTACAGCATACTGTTGATAAGATCCAATTGATGCGGCTGTAACCCACTCAGTTTGATACCATAATCCACCAAGTTCATAGTATCGTTGGCAAAGTGCAAGTTCTTCAGCAAATGTTCGTTGTTCAAATTTTGTATTAACACTTCCTGCTTCTAATTGAACACCTGTAATTATTGCATAATTACCGATAGTCTCATATAGATTTGCTTGATTAGCAGTGCAAGAAGACGCATAACTAGATGTTGTTACCCAAGTATCTGGAGTATCATATAAAGAAGAGCCTCCAGCAAACATGAATCTAACATGACAACCTATGCCTGTAGTAAAATTCCAAGTACCAGCTGTAGGACTGGCATCAAATTTAACTACTTTCTTTTCCCAAACACCTGATGAATTTACTGTAAATTCTCTGATAAAGCGTCTATCCTCTGATCCAATTGAAACACAGTAAATTCCAGGAAGATTACATTTTATGTAAAAAGTAAGAACTGTTGGAACCTGAGCTAAAGGTCTCCAATTATATCCTTCTATATTTTGTGCAATAAATCCATAGTCACTAGCACCAATAGATGCATCTGGAGTAGTAACTGTTAAACTAGCAGAATAACCAAATAAAACACCAGCTGATGCTACAGTTGGTACATCTGTTTGCTGAAGAAAAATAGCATCCATTGTACCACCGTACTGAGCGTACCAGCGATCTGCAAAAAAACTACCACTTAAAAGAGATGCAAAACTAGTTCCTCGTTGCCATACATCAAAAGCACCATTAATAATAGCATTTTTGCGTGCTGCAACACTAGGACTCCAACGAAGTCCTTTATTCTGAGACGAATCTGCAACAAGAGCTTCTCCATCAGCTCCTGCTGTAAGAGTACCAGTAACAACTACTGCTCCAGTTTGTTCACCTACAAGCAATGCACCTTTGGAAGAAAGTCCACTAGTAGATACTCCACGCTGGAATCCAACCATTTCCCAGTATGGAGAAGAGTCATTAATTTTTCTCCAACGAACCAAATCTCCGTCAGCAAGAAGAATATTTGCACCACCAAGAAGCACCAAAGAAGTTGCATTGTGTACAAGAGTTACAGAACCACCAGTGATAGAAAACTTGGTTTCAATGGAAGTACCTGCTGGAATGTTATCTGCTCCAAGAGAGGAAAGATTAATAGTTCCAGCTGCATTGGTAATAACAATGTAGTTACCTGTTGCATTGTTAATGT